CCAGATAAAAAAATCCCCGGCGGAAAGGAAACACCGGGGATTTTCTCTAACTTCTAGTCTTCATTTGCGAGACGTGAGAAGTATGACATAGTATCCTCATCACCGTCATCATCAGAAGTTGGTGCAGATGCTGGTTCCACACTTTTCATGGGAGCAGTATCAGCAGTGATTGACAAATCTTCTTCCTGCTGTGGAGTAAAAGTTCCACTTACACCGAGAACAGCATCCAGACGTGCCTTCAGCTCTTCGTAAGACTTGTAGTTAGAAGGGTCTGTAAACTCACCCAATGGATAAACCTGACCATAAATGTTTTCCAGTTGTGCATCATCTGCAAGAGCAGACGCAGATGCAAACTCAGAACGGTCATAGTTGCGGTATCCCTCAACATTCCGAATCTTCAGTTTGAAGTCAGCACCTTCCCAAAGATCAAACGGATTGATAGGGTCTTCATCTTCAAACTGAGGCTGCATTGCTTCCATCAGTTTGTCATGAATCTTTTTACCGTACTGGTAGAGGAACACCTTGCCTTCGTTCTCAGGATTACCTGAGTCAGATACAACATAGATGTTAGACACATAGTGCAGGCGACGTTTCTGATCCCGTGCAGTCTGCTTGTCTTCATCCCGACCAGTATTCCATAGCTGCGAGTTTAATTCGCCTACAGGGTCTTTCTGACCAATAGAGGTAAGTGATTTTTCAATATACCACATACCTGTAGTCTTGCCTTTAAAACCGTGATCCCAATAACGAACCCAAGGAAGTTCTTCACCTTCTGGTGCTGGAAGGAAACGGATGACAGCATAACCATTACCTGCCTTATCAACAGTAGGTTTCCAGACACGTTCATCTGGACCATTCCGAACATCAGCAGCTTCATTAAGTTTAGCTGCTGCGTTTACGAGTTTGTCAATGGAAGAACCACGGGATTTTTTAAGATTTGCAAGAGACATATTTTTGTATTCCTTTGTATTACTGAAGTATTAAGATTTGTATCATACTATAAAGTTCAAGTGTTGTCAACCATTTTTTTCAAAGGTGATTGAACCTTCATTTACTTCCATCGGTTTCAGGGCATACGCATTCGCCCGGTGCTGGAAGTGATTCCATGCCACTGTTGCTGATAGTGGTGTCTTCATTGTCACCGTTGTTCGTGGGCGCTGGTTCTGTAACAATGTCATCAAAGGTTGGAGATTGTTCATTGTTTCCAACACCTTCTGGTAGTTCTGTTTCATCTGTTACGGTTTCCTCTTTTTTATCCCAGCCTGCGCCAACCTTGGCACTGCCAAGAAGTTCATCTTTGTAAATGTACGAACACGCACCGATACCAAGAATGACAATCACAAACGGAATATACATTCCAATTAATCTAAGCATAAACTTCCCCAATCTATTCATTTGTTCCTCACAATGGTAGAGTATTAATCCGTTCAAGGAAATTTAAGTTACGGGCTTCTGCCTCTAGTTTATCCTTGATTGAGGTATTTATCAGGTTAGGTATCCGGTCTGGTTCAACCTCTAGTTTACTCATCAAATGTGTTAGTGCATCCATGTAAGACTCTTTCTTAGAGAATACATGTTCTTCTACCAGTTCACAAAACTTTTTCTTGGTTAGAATTTTATCTGCAAGCATTAATAAAAATCACTGTTCTTTTCATTCATAAACTCACCATATGCTTCGTTGCCACGAAGAATATCATTAAGATCATGATTGTGTGCATATTCCATATCAAAAGCAGCCATTTTTTCCATATTCTTTTTCAGACGAAACTGTGTATCAAAGTGCTTTTTACGGATTTTATTTTTTAAGGTAGCCATATTCATATCCTTTCATTAATGTAACGATTTACCATACACCATTTTTAAAAGTATGTCAACACTTTTTTTTAGGTGTCTCTTGTACCATAGTAGTTTGCTGTAGAACCAACATATGTAAGTGTGCCTATGGTTCCAGTTTTTTCTACAGAGTTGCCTTGAGGGCCCCCTTGACCACCGCCACTGGAGCCAACAACATCACCTGTGGGCGGAGTATCAAATATAAAATTAAGACCAATGGGCAATGCGCCGCCACCATTACCACCTTGGGCTACAGCAGAAGCCTCATTATTAGCAGCACTAATAGTACCACGGGCAGCTCCTCCATAACCAAAGTTATTAGTACCAAATGAAGAGATAAATTCAGGACTAGCATTAGCAGAATCAATGAGATCAGCGCCTAGACTACCTAAAGTAAAGAGTAAACTGGACACTGTGCCTGCTGCGCCTCTACTTCCAGAAGTTCTAGTTCTGACCGGAGTGCCATCTCCACCAGCTGGAGTTTCAACTTGAAGAGATTGTCCAGAAGGATAAATGTCTCTCTGTACCTTGACAAATCCATCACCACCATTGCCGCCGTTCCAGCCCCCGCCGCCACCAGCGCCAAACTGTATTGTTAGTTTATCACTAGCTCCAACAGCACCAACCCACACACTAGAATCAATCAGTGCGCTGCCAGAACCACCATTACCTCCACCAGCTATGTATCCATATGAACTTTGTTCAATTGACATTGAATCTGCATTACCATCTAAGATAAGAGCGGAGTTTCCGGGATTGCCACTACCAGCACGTCCACCACCTAATGATCCACTATCACCTGCATCAGCACCATTACCACCACGACCTAAAATATATCCACTATTGTGAATATCTAATAGTTTGAAGTTTCCTCCCATTACAACGCTGTTATTGAAAATCGTATCAGAGTCAATATTAACTTCAATATGTGCATTGATAGTCGTTCCAATAGGAGTAACAAAATTGCTCGCTACATCAAATAATGAAACTTCTGAATCCATATTCAAGGAACGAGTAGTGCCACCACCATCAACATACTCATTGTTTACTATGTTTATTTGATATAAATTTAAAACTGCATCATCACCTTGACCATAAAAATCAGAAAAAGATATTGCACCTGAAGTTGGGATACTAGCTGTAGTGGCGCTGTCTGGAACAAGACCACCACCACGATAATATTCTGTTAAACTATGTGGAGCTGTACCACCAAATTGTACAACAATATCATCTATAAGAGAAATTGGTCCAGAGCTTTTTATAGCCATTAGTCTTCACCAAGTCTCCACTCAAGGTCTTCTACTTTTTTAGATAGTTCTTTAACAGCTTCTACTAAAACTGCTACCAAGTTTGGATATGAAATAGTATAATAGTCGTTTTTAATATCTACAACTTCTGGAATAATATCTTTAACTTCTTGTGCGATTAAACCAACTTGTCTTTTACCTGACGGAGTAAAAGTATAGTTATAACCATTCATTTGATTGATTTTTGCTAGACTATCTTGTAAAGGTTCAATGTCTGCTTTTAATCTGGAGTCAGACAACGTTAAAGTAGCAGCCGCAGTAATCTCTCCACTAACTCGTAAATCACCAGAAATTTCTGTATCATCTTCAATCTCTGTAAGAGTTTTAAGTGTTACTGTATTGTCTGTTGAATACTCAGCTACAACAGTAAAGTCACGACCATTGATATCGGTTAATGTTACTATTGCCATTTTACAACCTTAAATGTTAGGATATACTATATTTATATACCTCCCGCTGGTGTATAATAATCATATATTTCCCGAGTATACCTAGTTGTTTCACTAAAATCATCAATAGATTCATTGATCACTGAACACGGAATACCTTTCATTCCATCATATTGCTCTATTAGTTTTGCTAGTTTCCATCCTTCAATATCTTCTATCGTGACATTATAACCTTCTTCTTCAGCTTTATCAAGCATAAAGGCATCAAAAATGGTATTAAATCTTTTTACGTTTTCTTTATTGATTTTACCACATCCCAGAACTTCAGCAGCAGCTAAACTGGCAATGTCTTTATATTCCATAATCATATATTCTTTGGTGATCACCTGACTCATAGCAACACTAGGAACCAAAGCAAACAGTATTGCTATGAGTGTTTTCATATTAACTCTCCCTAAATATTTTGTGTATGTCTCTCAGCAGATTCTTTGCTTCTGCTGGTTTACGTTGGAATACATTACGTCCTACAATCATACCATACCCACCATTCTTGGAGATTGCTTCTGCTTCCATCAACAGCGATCCCTCAGACCGTTTAGAACCACCAGAGAAGACTACAGGAAGTCCGCAGGCTGCCTTCACAACATTATCCACACGAATACAAAGAGTTGGCATATTATCGTAATCAGGTAGTTTTACCTTGATTACATCTGGTTCCAACTGTGCTGCAATATATGCTGCATGCATTGTAGTCTCAAATGATGTAGGATTAAATTCACCACCACGGGGATAGGACCAAAGAACAGTCTTTACACCACCCGGCTTATGTGATCGAACCATACTGAACTGATCAATCATTTGATCTTGCTTTGAAGAGCCAGGATAGATTGTATATCCTACTGCTCCCATATTTCGTGCTGAGTAAGATGAAGCAAATACAGCTTGCGATGGTTCAATGTCTTTGTTCAGATTGTTACCATGATTTAGTTTCATAATAACATTCTTGGTAAGATGCGGATATTTCTTTACTAGAAGATTGGCAATGCGTTGCGGTAATGCTGTTGCACCAACAAGACCCTCATGCAGTAACTCAGCAATGTAATCAATTTGATAATTCACATCCATCATTTCAGGATGATCACTGCTATAGAAGGCTGCATGAGGACCGTGCTCTACACCCTGATCAATCGGCAGGATGATAGTGTAGTTCCCCTTCTTACCGAAGTCTGGTTCACATAACTGTTTATGATTCATAATAAAATTCTTCCTCAATAAAAAGGTTAAATGATATAGTTGATCTTATCTTAGAGGATTTGTTCATGAGAACAGAATGCTCTAACCATGATGGAAAAATAATCATATCACCCTCTTGTACCTGTGGTGTGAAAGTAGTGCCTGTTGTAATGCCCGCTGTTGCCAGCAAAGTTTCAGAAGGATGATGGAATGTAGTTGGGTTATGTTCATTTGGATCAAAGTGAACAAAGTAGACGCCAGACCATTGAAACGGCGGGTGTATATGTTTCTCTTGCCAGTTCTGTTTCTCATATACATTCAACCATAAAGTTTCCAATATTAAACTACCATGAGATTGTGACTCTTCCCTAAACTCAGATAGCGCAGGCGTGAATGTGTTTATACATTCTTCAGCAGAAAAGTTATTTGATCCATGAGTGGTAAACAAATCACAATTCCACCCATTAGGTACACTTTTTTTAAGTTTATTCTTTGAATAAAATTCTTCTGCTCTTGCCTTAATAGGGGCTTGATCTTCTTTTTCTATATGATATTGATAGAGTAGTGTGGGGAATGCTTCTACTTTCATAATTGATATTTATTCTCTTCCCTCAATTTTTTAATGCGATACTTACAATCCTGCTTCAGACTCTCCAACTCTTCAATATTTTCGTGACGTAGGATGATCTCCATTGCCCGAATATAATCATTAGTCTGTTTAATTTCAAAGTCAGTCAACATTGTAGCAGTACTCCCAGACCATATAACCCATAATCACGTCATCATCAGAGAATCCTTTCATGCCTTCAAGAACAGACATCCACTTGGCAAACTCAATGATACTTTCATCATTAACATTTACTTTGTATGTATCCCGATCATAACCAGTCTTACTTGCTACAAACTTCACATACCGTTCTGTATTATTCTCAGAAGGTGGAGCCCACTTGTAAATGGTTTCACTCAGAGAGAGTCCAGTGTACAGACGGTCAAGAAGATCAAACATAGCTGCATATCCCCATTCAGGAGCAGCGAAGGACTCAAACCCAGAGTCATTAGTTGTTTCGCCATAGTAGGTTACCTTTGTTTTCCGAATGTTACCGGGATTGTTGTTCCGAGTAGGAAGGTTAGTAGATACATCAGTATAGTCATACTCACCAAAACTAACATAGTTGCAGTCCATAGTATCATCAGACCATGCTGGTCCAAAAAGAAAAGACAAAAGTAAAAAACTCAGTGCTGCTAAAATAATAATACGCATATCAAAAATTAATACCTTTTTCTTTCAAAAGTTTTTATGCTTCATCAAAGCGATGGTGCAGACCTGTTTCTGGATCAATACTTTCTTTAGTGAAAACAACATCAAACCAAAAATATTCTGTTCCATCATCATTTCCCATTTTAATACGCTCTTTACCCTCAGTTGTATCCTTCCAGTCTTCAGGCTGTGCGTCAAAAAGGGAACGGGGAATATAAGCCACATCGTCTTCCATTTCAAATGGGCCCTCTTCAGGTAATTCTTCAACCATTATTTTCTCCTATTGCAAATACTTCTATAATGTCTTCTGTGAGAACACCAGTTTGCCAGTTCTCTTTAGCATCGTCAATATACTGGTCGCTGTGGGCAGAGTAGTCTATGGTGCCAATGAGAGTATTGCCATCATAGAAACTCACCTGTGATCCACAACGTTTTGACGTTTTCATTTATTCCAACCATCCAGAACCAAAAGTAATTGTGATGAACGAAAACACAAGTGCCATAAACATCACCCCAACAGGTAACACCATAAACTGTAAAAAATACCGAAGTACACTATCATAATTCATTTTCATATCCTTAAGGGTTGGGTGGAGATGACTCCACCCGTTATTTAGATTACATATTAACTGCCAGTTCCAGTGCCTTTTTCTTGACGTTCTGGTTCTGACCGTACCAAGAAGACTGCAGCCGAGTGTCATTGTTTCGACCAAGAGTGTGGTCAGTCATGTAGGTGACAGTGTTGAACAACTGCCAGAAGGTGCCTTCACCAAGGTTTGCACCAGCTTGGGTATACATAATCTCTTGTGCTTCCCGAGACTTATTAGAGTCACGATCAGAAGCGGAAGGGAAGACTTGATTGAAGTACTCAACCATCTGTTCAGAAGTGTAAGACTTCTGACAAAGATACTCAGCAGCTTCCTTGTAGGTCTCCAACTTTTGGTGAGCCATGCCCAGAGCAGCATGAGCATCTTCAGCATTGAAGGGACGTTGGTGACCAACCCGAACATACTGGTCAACATTCTGGTTCAGAGAAAGAGTCAGAGTGTTGTTACAGACAACCCGGATAGGAGTGAAACGCACGTCAATAGACTTGCCGTACTGGTGTGGGTTAGAGAACAGAAGGTAGGACTCTACAGAGTCTTCACCCTGATCAGTCTTGATGGTGAAACCGTCATTGACCTTTGCCAATGCCCAGACCATCTTACCATCCTTGAGGGAACCAGCAGTGTGCATTTTCATGTCACCAGCATCAACGAATTCACGGAAGAAGTCAAATGCTTCTGCGTTCTGGACAGGATTCCAGTCAGAACCTACAATGTCCATGACTTTGTTGTCAGAAGAACGAACCAAGGCAGACTTGCCGGGAACCTCGCCCATCTCACCAAGATCATCCATGTAGTACATAGGCTGCTTGGTTACATTCCAGTCAAGACCAGCAGCTTCCATCATACCATCAGTGGTAATGTCATCAGAGACCTCAGTGCCGAGACCGTGCCAAGGTGTGTCACCCGCATATGCCATCTGAGCAACACCGTTTACCATTTCAATTTCGTGAGACATCTTGTTTTCCTTTCTTTAAGATACTCTAGAACCATACATGATTCTAAAACGTTTGTCAAGCACTTTTTTGGAATGTATCCAAATAATTATTCATAGATTCTGCGTACAGACTAGAGAGTGATGCTTGTGTATTTTCTACAACGTCTGCACCCATCTGCAATTCACACTCATAGTAATCACCTTCCTGCAACTGCATCACAGCACCATCTGCACCTTTTTTGTAAAGTTCCCGAGCCTGTTCATCAGTCACCAAAACAATCCGACGCTGTTCAATATCCATGACCATCAACACGTCGAAAGTTTTTTCTTTCTTGAAGTCTTCTACTGTCTTATACTCACTAAGAAAAGACTTCACTTTGAATTTGTGGCTTGAAGTCCGAGGCTTACCTTTCATAACACCCTTGTAGAACATTTTCCGAGCCATCTTCAACTCAATTTTAATCTCTACACCGTCAACCATATAGATAAAGTCATATCCCTTTTGGTCAACTCGCTTGAGTAGAGAAAAACGTTCTAGACCCAACTCTACTGCGATTGCACGGATAAAGTTATCCGCAGCAGAAGTAAACCCCTTGTCACCATAAAGGTTATAGACGATTGAAAAGAATGAGTCCCAATCCGGGATATCACTCTCAAAATGCTTGGCAACTTCGTTAAGTGCGTTCATGGTAATAACCTTTTTCATCGGAAGTTTCCTTATGCGGCCATGTCATAGCTGGTGTAGTCTTCACCGAAAATTACACTGTCGGACTTACCTGCCTTAAACTCTTTTACGGCAACGTCCAAGA